ATGGTGTTTTTGCATTTTGTATTTGGGATACTGATGCAAAAGAATTATATATTGGTCGTGATCGTTTTGGTGTTCGTCCATTATTCATTGGACATCAAAATTATGTAACTCAAATTGCTAGTGAAATGAAAGGTATGACTTTAACTCCTGAATTAATTGTTAAACAATTTCCACCTGGTCACTATGGTAGAGTAAATAATACATATTTTACTGAGGTTGATGTTAAACCATATTATTTATACAACTGGAATACAAATTCTTCATTAAAAAATAATTATAATCAAATTTTAATTACAATTAACTATTATTTAAGAGAAGCTGTAAAAAAACGTATGATGTCCGAACGCCCTATTGGTTGTTTACTATCAGGTGGTCTAGATTCAAGTTTAATTGCAAGTTTAGTTAATAAAAGCTTACCCAATAATCAAACTCTCAGAACTTATTCTATTGGTTTCAAAGATTCTCCTGATTTACAATATGCACGTGCAGTAGCCTTCCATCTTAAATCTGAACATTATGAATGTGTTGTAACACCACAAGATTTCCTAGATGCAATCGACGAAGTAATTAAAGTAACTGAAACATATGATATCACTACTATTCGTGCAAGTGTAGGTAATTATTTAGTATGCAAAAAAATTAAGAGTTTGAATAGCACTCAACCACCTGAAAAACAAAGTGTTGTTATTTTTAACGGTGATGGTGCTGATGAAGTTGCTGGTGGTTATTTATACCATCGTAAAGCACCATCTGCAATGGATTTCCATTATGAAAGTGTAAGATTATTAAAAGAAATTCATATGTTTGATGTTCTTCGTTCTGACCGTTGCTGTTCTGATAATGGTCTTGAACCTCGTACACCATTCTTAGACCGTGATTTTGTAAATTTCTATATGAGTATTCCACCTGAAATTAGATTTAATAATGATAAACAAGAAAAATATTTGCTTCGTGAAGCATTCGCTAAATCACAACTACTCCCTGAAGAAATCTTACTTAGAAAGAAGGAAGCATTCTCTGATGGTGTTTCAGTGCAAGAAAAATCTTGGTGGCAAATTATTCAAGAATATTTAGAAGATAAAGTAACATTACCAACCGATACTTCTAATTTACCATTCCCTGCTATTGGTTTGACGAAAGAAGCATATTACTATTATACAAAATTCAATGAATTCTATAATAATAAATCAAATGTAATTCCACATTATTGGATGCCTAAATGGTCAGGTGATGTTACTAACCCATCTGCTCGTGTATTAACTGAATATTCAAACGAATCTGTCTGATAAAATTAATGCTTGTTCAATAGCTTGATCCATATTTAAATATTTATAATTACCTAATCTACCTAAAAAATATAAACCATTAGTCTCATCTTTCAATGCTTCTTCCTGATATTTTTTATAAATATCTTGATTCTTCTGTGTTGGAACAGGATAATAAGGTTCTCCACCATCACATGTATATTCCTTTACAATTACAGTCTTGTTCGGAACTTGTTGATTATTAAAATGCTTGTATTCAATGATTCTTGTCCAAGGTGTTAATATTTTTTTACCATTTACTATCATCTCATTTTGAGGATAGTTTATGACTGAATTTGATTGAAAATAATCAATATCCAAATATTCCTTTACGAAATTGATAGAACGATATTCTAACTTTGGTAAATCTAGATGAGAATAATAATGATCTATCGGTCCTGTAAAAAATACCATCTTATTCTCTAAAATCATGTCTTTTGTAAATGGTGTTTCTAATTTTACCGTGATATTTTGATGGTTTAAAATATTCGAAATAAACGCTGTATAACCATTAGCAGGTAAAGCCTGATATTTATCATTAAAATAATTATCATTGAAATTATCACGAACTGGTATTCTTGCTAAAACACTAGCATCTAATTCTGATGGATATTTATTCCATTGTTTAAATGTATATTGCTTAAATATTAATTCATATAATTTTGTTCCTACATTCTTAATTGCTACTTCTTCGCCATTGCGTGGTTTATCAAAGATTATCTGATTTTCTGCTAAAAATTCTTTCATTATTTCTTGATTAAAATTTTTATCTAATAATATCTGTGCAGTTTTTACATTCACTGGAATTGGAAAATATTTATCATCTATTCTACCTAATACTTTATGCTCCCACGGAACCCATTTAGAATATTGATTCACAAAATCCCATACCCTTTCATTATTCGTATGAAATATATGTGCACCATATTTATTCATTAAAATTCCATCATCATAATGGTCATAACAATTTCCACCAATGTGATCTCTTTTATCAATTACAGTAACATTGTATTTGTCAGCTAATCTTCTTGCAATAACAGCACCTGATAATCCTGCACCTACTACTAAAATAGAATCCATATAATACATAATTATTAGTTTTTTATATCTTTCTATAATATTATGAAAAAAGTTAATAAATCATTATATGAAGATAATCATCCAGAAAAATCTACTAAAGGTACAGGCTTCAAAGACAAACAAAAAGCACTAGATACATTAAAGATAATTAAAGGTAGAGATATGACTTACCAAAAATTAGTCGTTCTTACAATGTATAATAGAGCTAAATATCATCCTAATCAAACCCCTGCTATGAAAGAAGCTATGAAAGTATTTAATAAATGGTTAAAAGAACATAAAAATTGATAAAATTTCTGATTATATTTAAATTATTATAATCAAAAATGACGGATGATTTGTATTCAGTTCTTAAAGATTCTAGAATAATCACTAAAACTCAAAGTATGTCATTGGCTGATTTTGTTAAAAAATATAAATCTACTGATTTTAGAAAACTAGATGATGGTACTATTATTAATATGCCTATGAATTATCCAGCTTGTAATATTAAAGATGAATTTTTAGAATATATAGAAAATATTCCTCAAGGTGAAGAAGCAATGCGTGTTATTGTTGAAAATCCTAAAACAAAAGTTAATATTGCTAGTCCTCCCGGTGTAGATGGAACTTATCGAATTACTCGTTATGGTATTCCTAATAAATTTGATACTGAATTAATTCGTTATGATGCATATGAACAAATGTTTGAATTTGAAAAGAACTTAAAAAAAGGATGCCCATTTAATAAATATGATTGTAACGGCAATAATCGTAAATTAGTTGTTCCTGATTATGATGGTGATTGCTATCCTTGTGAACATCATCGTCAAACTGTCTTCTATATTGGTAATATTAATATAGCTGAATTTAATAATATTAAACTATTCTGGGCTGATGATATTTTACTCCATTTAGCTATTCTACCAAAAACTGAAAATAAAATTAAACTTCTTAAAAAAATAAAAATTATAATGGAACTCGCTCAAAAAAATTATATTAATAAAAATCTTATATTAGATGAATGTTTTCAACTCAAAGGTATACATTATTATGATCATCATTTGAATCATAATAATAGATATGGTTGGGCACTTCTCTATTCTAATTTAAAAAATCGTATTGCTCATATCTTTTTAGACGAGCTAACCGATGATATTAAGGTTAAAGAAGCGTTAGTTACTATTGCTTATAATATTATTACTGCTAAAATTGACCATGATGTTGATTATATTCAAGGATATTTTAAAAATCCTACCAAGAAAACTTTTCAACATTTATGTAACGTTCATAAATCACTATTTACTCTTGGTATTAAATATATCACTGAACATAAAATATTATGCTAGTAAATCAAATTCTTCTTTTAATATATTATTATTGTATTCTGTTGTTCCAATTACTATTGCAATATTATATAATAAATTTAATGAAAATATTGTATTTGGTAGAATTGGTGTTAATGCATGGTTTTGTAAAATCTCTGGGTATAACATTAACGTTGATTTCAATAAATCTGCATTTTTTGCCCTCGATACCAAATTCTTTATTAGAATAAGAAATAAATATTCAGATATATTTTTATTTAATATATACCATACTGAGTGTGGACTCTTTTGAATTTTAGCATCATATAAACATTTGCATGAATTAAATAAATTTTCAACTGACCTTGTTACATTATCTCTAATTTCAACAGGTAAATTATTTCCGTTATAGATTAAAATATTATCATTTTGCATCGGTGTAAGAACTGACTCTTGCATTTTATAAATTAACTAATAATATATTTTTATATTACTCCAAAAAATAATATTCTTCTTTTGCATAGTCTCCATATGTATTATAAATAATCGATGTCATTTCTTGAAGAGGTACAAAAAATGTAGTAATCGCAACTTTTGCCATAATCTGTAATGGCTTACAATCTTTTAACATATCAATATATTTTTCATTAAGATACGAATATGTATGTCTATATTCTTTACTATTTTCAATCAAATCAATAAACTTTTCAACAACAGTAGCACATTCAGGCAAAACATAAAATTCACTTGGATCCTTAACAGGACACTTATAATAATTTCGTAATATACCTAATTTTAATTTCTTAATTTGTGTTGCCTTTTCATACGGTACTTTCAAATCATCTTTATAATATTGAAATTTTATTTTGGGATATTCGTGAAGTATTTCATTCACATACCTTAGTTTATATGGATCCGGTAAATTACTATATTCAATTGAGAAAAATGAATTCCACTTATTAATTACCGTCCTCGCAAATCTTGCATCTTCTTGAACATTTTCTATATATTTCTTAAATTTCTTATAATTATCCATCATCTTTTCATCCCATCCTAGTAAATCATCATAAATCAGCGTTTCAATATATTCCGTTTCTGTTTTATACTTGTGACATATCTCAATTAACATTTCTCCCAAAATTTCTGGTAATACTACGGCTTCTTTACTCATAAATACTTCAAACATCACTGGAATAGTATTCACGGATGAATTCCATGCTGTTGCTGACATTGCAACATTCAATGGCTTATATACTTTATTTTTATCACCTTCCGTTGTAAAAGTATTGTAACGGAAAGTATCTTTTAAAAATTGTGAATAATTTGAATTAGGTGGAAAATACTTATAATCCAACTTCAAATTTGAAATAGGAATTTTATACTTATCCATCAGATGAAATAACGTCATCACAAAACATAATGTTAGTTTTCCATCGTAAAAATATTGTGCCATAATATTCCACATATCATCAGTTAAATTCTGAATCATTGATGGTAAATAATCCCATCGTGACATATAACATATATAACTAATCCATTGAATTTCAAATTGTTTATTTTCATACGGATTAATATTTTTAAGCTCCATTACTTTATAAAATGCAGTTGGACTTAGAAAGTACCACGCTATTCCATAAAAATATGTTCGCTCTTTTATAAATTTAGATTTTGTTGCTTTACTATCAATTTCCATTAAGATATTAATAGCATCAAATTTATGTGCACATGAAATAAGATTTGTAATAGATTCAATATTTGTTGCAAATGGTAATACTAATTTAGCATCATCATTATTAAAAAAGTGGTAATTACTATGTTTATTAATATTTGTTACATCCAATGTCTTACTCATATACTCAATAATTTTTGCTCTAATCTTTGGCTTATTATAACAATGATTATATAATACAATATACAAATAATTAGTTTTATCATTAATATATTTAGTATCAAATCCAAATTCTTCTACCCATAAAAACATTTCTTCAAACATTTCTGGATTTTGAATTGCACCTATTAATAAATAGATTGAGCATTTTGGTAGTGCCATCCTCATATATTTTTCTTTCTTAAATATCGGTAATAATATCTTCATTATTTTAATATTATCTGACCTAATCTGCTCAATTAAAAAATCATAGGTACTGTCTTGATAAATAATATTAGCAATGGTATATACCAGCTCTTTTGAAAATATGTTTTCTAAATTAGAATATACGTTGTCGGCACATTCTAATTTAAGTTGCATCTCTTTTTTCTTCTGTTTTTCAGTGACTTTTACTGATACAGCATAAAAATTCTCATACATAATCTTGTCAAATTCTTCCATATCTTCTATTTTTTCATTGGTTTT